CGGCGCATCTGCACCGGTGTTTACGTCGCCGACAGACGTCACAACGCTTTCGCTGGCCGCGACCGAGGCAACGATCCGCCTGGGCTCCACCGACGTCGTCGACATTACCTCGTTCGACATCGCCTTCGACCTGCAGCCGAATGCGCCGAGCACGATCAGCCCCGGCGGCCTGGCTCCCGATGTCTTCACGGGTATCTTCCAGACGTCCATGAACCTGACGATGCTGCGCAAGGACCTCCAGGCGCTCGCCGATTTCAGTTCCGAGGCGCAGTTCTCGCTGCACGTCCTCGGGCAAGAGAACACGGCGGCCCCGGCTGCCTTCTTCTCCGTGTTCGTGCCGAATTTTACGCTGGGCAGCGTGGCGAAATCAGCCCTCAGTAAGGCGGGCGGCGCCCGTACCGTCACGATCGGGGTTCCTGCCGAGCTCGTCGGCAAGGATACACGCGGTGGCGCCTATGACGCCACTATGGTGAAACTGCAGGTCAGCAACGCGACCTGAAACTCCAGAAGGAGATCCAGATGGAAGCACTTGAAAAGGCCGTGCGTGATGCCGCCGAAACGCTCCAGCAGGCAGTCGATAAGGCAGTTGCGGCCGGCTATGTGATTGTCTTTCCGCAGGCGGCAGGCCTGCCCATCACGGCGCTCGCGATCAGCGAGACGGCGAAGAGGGCGAAGGTGACGAATCTAGACGGGTCACCACTTCCGATCGGCCCGGATGGGGTCATACAGGGAGAATCCCTGCTTTTGACGGACGAGGAGCGTGCAGCGCTGCCGCCCCTCGATCAGTCATCATCCAATGACCCTGCCACCTTCGTGAGCGGCGAAGCTAGGAAATCGAAATAGCAGGATCGGCGCCGAGAAGCCGATTAAAAATTGCGCGCAATGCGGAGGGGCGTTTCTCGGCGCCCCTCCGCTCTCCTTCCCGAGAAAAGGACAGATACAATGGACAATGCAGTTGAACTCGACGGCTTTCTGCCCACGGATGTCGCCGTCATCGAAATCGAGCGGAACGGCACGCCGACCGGCTGGAAAGTCACTCTGGCCGGCCCCTCGCATGAAAAGTCGATCGCGTGGAGCGACGCGGCAGCCCGCAAGGGCCTGCTCAAGCAGAAGCAAATCGAGAGCGCCCAGGTCAACGGTAAGAAGTACAAGCCGGACGAGATCTCACCCGAAGAGGCACGGCGCGACAACGTCGCGTGGGTCGTCGCGCGGATCGTGGACTGGACGCCCATCAAGATCGGCGGCGTTCTCTATGACGTCTCGAAGGCCAGTGAACTTCTGATCAAGCCGGAGATGGGCTGGGCCTATTCGCAGATCGTCGATTGGCTGGTGGAAGACAAGGCTTTTACACCGCGCTCTGCGACGAGCTGATCGCTTTCGCCGAGCGCCGCTTTGCGCTGAACATCGTCGGCAAGGACGGGGTGACGCATTTTGACCGGGTGAAAGCTCTGTTGAAGCGGACCCGGAATCCGGAGAAAAGGGCGAAGTTGGAGGCGGAAATAAAGCTTCCGTCCTTTCCCCAACCTCTCGCCTATCTCTGGACAGCTTATCATCGCATCCGCCGCCGCAAGGGCGTCGGATTTGCCGGCCCCGAACCGATCGGATGGTCGGATATTGAAGCCTTTAACCGCATGACGCGCATGCGGCTCGCCCCATGGGAAGTCGAGGTGATTGAAACCCTCGACAATCTCTACCTCGATGCCAAGGAAACGGATCTAGACGACGATGGCTGATCAACGCGATCGCAAGATTGTCGAGCTTGTTATCGATGCCTCTGGCGTCGAGGCTGGCGAGCGCCGTGTGGCTCTCGCTTATGATCACCTCGGCGAGCGTGCCGCGGCTGCGCAGGCGAAGGCGACTGCTGCTATCCAGCAGTCAATGCGCATCTATGAAAACCAGCTGCCGCAGTCGATCGAGCGGACGGCTGCGGCTTATGACCGGCTCCGATCGAAGACTGATCCGGTTCTTGCTGCGCAGCTGAAGCTCGAATCCGAAATGACGCGGTCCCTGCAGGTGATCAACCGCGCCGTCCTTCAGGGCGTTACGACCCAGCAGGAGGCTGAGCAGCAGGTTCTTCGTCTGCGTAACCAGCAGGTCGAGCAACTGGACAAGGTTCGTCTTGCGCATGAGCGACTGAACGAAGAGCAGAAAAAGGGCGCAAACGACAACTCTGCGCAGGGTCGCCGCCAGATCCTGGGCTACCAGGCCTTCGACATAAGTCAAGGTATCGCATCAGGCACGCCGCTCAGCATAATTGCAGCGCAGCAAGGCCCGCAGATTGCCCAGCTATATGCGGGTCAAGGAGGCGTTAAAGCCGCTCTCAGCGATGTGGCCTCTGTCGCGACGATAGCCGTATCCAGCATCGGCGCACTGCCGCTTGCATTGGGTGCCGCCGGCGCAGCGGCGATCATGTACGCCAAGAGCAGCGAAACATCGCTGAAGAATGCCGACCAGCTGCTGCAACAGCATCAGGCCAACGTGAAAGCCCTGGCTGAAGCCTATGGTGTGGCAGAACGCAGCGCGCGGTCCTATTCGAATGCGGACCGGGCTGTTTCGCGGGCATCGACGATTGGTAGCCTCGCCGAGCAGCAGAAGCTGCAGGTGCAGGCGGCGCGCGAGCTGCGCGAACAGTTCGGCACCATGCAGACCCCTGGCAAAGGCGGGCAGGCGTTCTTCAATCTCTCCCAAGATTACAAGCCGTTTGAGGACGCCTTCCGCGGGCTCGACAGCGGCATCCGCAGCGGGCGGATCGAGGGGGAGAAGTTCATTGATACGATCTCGGAAATCTCGAAGGTTAACCCTCAGTACGAGGAGTTTGGAAACAAAATCCTCAAGGCTGCCCAGCAGTTTCTGCAGATCAATACGGAGATCACAAAAACCAAGGATCTTCTGACGCAGATCGGCACCTTGCCGCCGCTAGATCCGTTGGGCGTCTTCAGTCCCATTCGCGATGCACAGGCTCAGGCCGACCGGACGCCATCGCTCTTTCAGCAGCAGCAGAACCGCCTCGCGGCCATCAGGCAGGAGGCTGCTGCGCGCTCTCCAGCCGAGCGCGAGGCTGCGGCGCGCGCCTCCGCGGCTGCGCAGTTCAACGAGAGGGAAAGCACGACGGATCGCGACTACAGGATCGATCTCGCGGGCATACAAGCAAGAATTGCCGCCGAACATCAACTGCTGGAGGCGCAGCGCGATCGTGCGCAGAACATGCAGCGAATGGTGCAGGACCAGCAGACGGAAATCGACCTGATTGGCAAGACCGGCGGCGAAGTTGTCGCGCTGCGCAAGGAATATGAGCTGACTTCGGCGTTGCGTATCGAGGCGGCAAAAAATGGCGTCGACGTCGACCAATCCGAACTGGAGTTGATCCGCCAGAAGGCGCAGGAACTTGGCAAGCTGACCGACGCCTATAACCGTGCCAAGCTGGCAAATGATCTGCAGTTCGAGCGCGAGCAAATCTTCCGTTCGTCTGAAGATCAGCAGATCGCCTCACGTCAGCGCGGAGCCGGCTTGCCGGTCGACCTGATGTCGCAGGAAGCGCAGGTGATGCGTGACAACATGCGGATTCAGGAACTGCGCGATGGCGTGCGCGGCTTCTTCACCGATTTCCGCGACGGATTGATGCAAGGTGACAGCATCGGCGAGGCGCTCGGTAATGCGATCCTGAACGCGCTCAACAATGTTCTAGCGAAGGTGACGGACCGGCTGTTCGAGCAGTTCGTCAATGCGATCGTTGGTACGGGGTCGAGCGGCGGACTGCTCGGCAGCCTGGGCATCGGTAAAATTGCAGCCAACGACAATTTCTCGGCCAATACAACGCTTGGAAAGCTTCTCGGTGCCGTAAACGACAACGTCGGGACGGCTCCGGTGACGCCCGTCACGCGCGCTCCTCTCGGCGATGTGGCCAGTTACATCGCGCAGGCGGCGACGCAGCGCGGGATCGACCCGAGCATCGCACTCGCTGTTGCTCGCTCTGAAGGTGGGCTGAGCAGTTGGAACCTGCAGTCCAACTATGTGAAGAACGGGGTGCGGGAAGCATCTTTTGGACCATTCCAGCTCTATAAGGGCGGCGGCCTTGGGAATGCCTTCATGTCGAAGACTGGACTTGATCCGGCCATCGCCGCCAATGGTCCTGCCGGTATCGATTTCGCGCTCGACTATGCCTCCAAAAACGGCTGGGGCGCATGGTATGGGGCAGGCAAGGCTGGGATCAGCAAGTGGCAGGGGATCGGTGCTAACCAGAACATGGAAAGCGCCGCCGATGCGGTCAACAAGCTGAGCTCTTCTGCCGGCGTTGCCACCAAAGGTCTCGATGGCTTGGGTGGTGGACTCAGCAACATGGCGCCGGCCGTCAACACTGCTGCGCAGGGGTTGACCAATCTAGGTGGCGGCCTCGGCCAATTCTCCCAGCAGCTGGTGGCGGCGGCGAACGGCGCCAACAGTCCATCGAGCTTCCTTGGTAGCCTTGGTAGCCTATTCGGAGGCATTTCGCCGACGAGCTCGATGTGGGCGCCGAATACGACGCTTGGCAGCTTCCTCATTCGCGGCTTTGCCGAAGGCACTGACTTCGCGCCTGGCGGCGTTGCAATGGTCGGGGAGCGCGGCCGTGAGCTGGTGAACCTGCCGCGCGGCTCGAAGGTGGTGCCGAATCAAAAAACCGAAGCATTGCTTTCCGGCGCCAGGAGCGCGGCGAATGTGAATGTGAATTTCAACGTGGTCAACAACAACGGGTCGAGCGTGAAAGCACAGCGGCGCGATACGAATGACGGGCTGCAGTTCGATGTCATTATCGACGAGGCCGTCGCCTCGAATCTGAGCACACCTGGAACGCGCTCGCGCCGTGCCGTGAAGTCGCAATTCGGTCTTTCGGAAGGCCTCGCACGTCGATGACAGTCCCTTCTTGGCCCGCGGGCCTGCCACAAGAATTCCTGCAGGATGGTTACGCCGAAGAGGGTGCGGACAACCTGCTCGCTTCTAATGTCTCTGTCGGGCCTGCCAAGGTGCGCCGGCGCACGACCGCGAATGTGCGGCCGATCACGGGGAGCATGATGATGATCGAGGCGCAATACCAGGCGTTCATCGACTTCGTGATCGACGACATCAAGGACCGCGCGCGCGCCTTCACTTTCCCTGATCCGCATGGCGGTTCTCCGTTGCTGGTAAGAATGCGCCAGCCGGCGTCCGTCTCGTCAGTCGGGATCGACTGGCGCGTTCAAATCGCCCTCGAGGTGCTGCCATGAGCCGGGATGTAAGCGATAGGTTCCGTGAGGTCGTCTATGCGCAGGAAACGGACGAGGTCGTTATTTGTCTCCTTACTGTGACGCATGAGGACCTCGGCACGCCGATCTACCTGTCGAGTGATCCAACCGCGCGGCTTTCCGACGATCCGCTCATCTATGGGACGAACAGCCGAGGCAACGAATACCTCTTCCTGCCATTCGAGTTCACCCTGCCAGACGACGATAGCGATAGCCCGCCGCGTGTCCAACTTAGCATGGACAACACGGACCGGTCCCTGGTTACGATTCTGCGAAGCATTGCGACGCCGGCGGACATCAAGGTCGAACTCGTCCTGGCCAGTGATTTAAACACGGTCGAGATCCAGCTGCCGGCGCTTCAGCTTTCGGATGTCACCATGGACGATGGCAGGATCTCCGCCACGCTGGTGGCAGATGCGCTCATTAATGAGCCGCACCCGGCGCAGCTTTTCACGCCCGGCAGCTTCCCCGGCTTGTTCTGACAATGTCGAAAACGGCGAGCGACTTTGTCGGGATTCCATATGTGGCTCACGGACGCGAATACGCCGGCGCGGACTGCTGGGGCATCCTGTTTCTCTTCTATCGAGATATGCTCGGCACTCCGGTGCCGGCATATTCCGCCGAGATGGACGCCAGGGAGTTCCGGCACAGGGATATCGGCCCGTTGATCGCCGAGGAACGCGAGAAAAACTGGCGGCAGGTGGACACACCTGTTTTCGGCGACTGCGTGCTGATGCGGGCAGGGCGGCACGACAGCCATGTGGGCGTCTTTCTCGGTCAAGGCCGGATGCTTCACAGCGAAGGGCCGGATGATCCGTCCGTCATCCAGCGCATCGGCGACATGCGCTGGCGAAGTCGAATTTCCGGGTTCTACCGGCTCAATCAATAGGGCAGATCAATGCAACTAGTATCGGCGCCGGCGCCGGTTGAGATCTTCGCGCCGGGCGAAGGCGTAGACGTTTATCTGCGTCGCTCGCCACTGCGCCAGCATCGCGAGCACATACGCGTGCCAGCCTGCCTTTCTGTCGCCGAGATCTTAGACTTTTGCGAAGTCGAGCCGTCGAGGCTGTACATCACGATCAACGGCCACTCGATCAACCGGGCAAACTGGCCGCGTGTGCGTGTCAAGGCTGGTGCCTCTGTCGCGATCGTGAGGGTGCCCGGCAAGGGGATGCTTAAGAGCATTCTTGGCGCCATTGTGTCGATAGCCGCGGCGATCTTTGCACCATACCTTCTCGGCGTGCTCGCGCCAGCCTTGGTCGGCACAGCTGCCGGCGCTGCGGTAACCGGTTTAATCGGTGCCGGTCTGACTGTCGCTGGCTCATTGGTGGTCAATGCTCTTTTCCCGGTTGCCAAGCCAAAACAGCAAGCGGCCGACAACACCAAGACGCTCTATTCCATTGGTGGCGCGCAAAACGAAAATTTGCAGTATGGCGCGGTGCCAGAAATCTTCGGCATCCACCGCATCTCGCCGCCAAAGGCAGCAGGCGACTACACCGAGATCGTGGGTAACGACCAGTACCTGCGGCAGCTTTTCTGTGTTGGCTATGGCCCGATCGACATAAGCGACCTCAAAATCGCTGAGACGCCGATCAGCACGTTCGAAGAAGCCTCCTATGAGATCATCACGAATCACCTGACGCAGTCTCCGACGCTTTACACCAAGCCGGTGTACGAGGAGAGCGTTTCCGTCCTGCTCGACAATCCCAGTGGATGGATTCAGCGCACGACAGCCGACAATATTGACGAAATATCCGTCGACGTCAGCTTTCCAAACGGAGTCTATCGATACAGGAAGAAAGACGGCAATCGCGTCAACTACAACGTCAACATTGAGGTGCAGTACGCCCCGGCGGGGACTGGTTCGTGGGTGTCAATGGGGCAGATTTCCGTATTGGCGGCCTCCGCGCAAGCGGTTAGGCAGTCGCGCTCCGTAGCGGTGGCGCGTGGCCAGTATGATGTGCGCCTTTGGAAATCATCGCCAGATTACGTTGGTGGCGATACCGTTTCTGAAACGGCCTATTGGACAGCTGTTCGTGGCCGCCGCAATGAGCCGGTTATCAGCTTCAGTAAGCCGCTGACACTGATCGCCTTGAGGATCAAGGCCACCAACGAGCTCAACGGGACGATCAGCCAGCTTAACTGCATCGTCAGCCCGCGTATCAGGTCATGGAATGGCGCCACATGGGTGTTCAACCAGACCACACGCAACCCAGCCGATCACTTCAGGCAGGTTCTGCAAGGTAACGCAAACGCTCGTCCTGTTGCGGATGCATCCATTGACCTGGAGAGCATTCAGGATTGGCACGCATACTGCGCGACGCAGGGCTTCACGTTCGATCTGGTGGCGGCCGATCAAGTGTCGGTCTACGACCGACTTACGCAAATCGCCGCAGCGGGTCGAGCTTCCGTTTCATTCCGGGATGGCAAGTGGGGTATTGTTTGGGATGTCGCGGGGTCCGACATTGTACAGCATTTCACGCCGCGCAATTCGTCCGGGTTCTCTTCGACAAGGGCATACGCGGATATGCCACACGGCTTCCGCGTGAACTTCATCAATCGGGACAACAACTATCTCAATGATGAGCGGGTTGTTTATGACGATGGATACACAGCAGCTAATGCGACCAAGTTTGAAGGGCTCGATTTCCCTGGCGTTACGGACACCAAACTGATCTGGCGTCACGGACGTTATCAGATCGCGCAACTTCGCCTTCAGCGAGAATCTTATTCGCTGATGACCGACTTCGAGCATCTGGTTTGCACCAGAGGCGATCGCGTCCGCGTCAATCATGACGTTGTGTTGTGGGGCCTCGGAGCGGCGCGCGTCAAGGCGGTCTCTGCGGGCGGCGTCACGCTCGACGATACGTTCTCGATGGAGAGCGGCAAGACATACTCGATGCGGTTCAGGCTGACTGACGGAACGTCACTGGTTCGCACCGTGGTAGGTGTCGATGGTGAATTCACCAACTTCACCTTCTCCGACACGGGCGCGTTGCCTGGGGTTGGGGATCTGGTGCAGTTCGGCGAGAATGGCACGGAGAGTGTCGTTCTTCGCGTCAAGAGCATCATGCCTCAATCTGACCTGTCGGCAAAACTGGAACTCGTCGATGATGCTCCGGCGATCTTGACGGCTGACACCGGGACCATCCCACCGTTCCAGACAGGCATTCCAGCCCTGGTGGACTATCGCTCATTGAAGCCGACTGGGCTTGCGTCGGTAGAGAGCATCTGGACCACCAATCCGCCAACTTCTGCTGTCCGCATCTCGTGGCAGGCACCCCAGGGTGGCAAGGTTACTAGCTACATAGTCCAGTACGCACCCAAGGGTTCCGGCCTTTGGTATCCGATCAATCAGGTGACCGTTGCTTACGCCGATCTGGTAGATCTGCCAGCCGGGGCTTACGATGTCAGGGTGCGCGCTGTTTTTGCCAACGACCAGTTGTCGGGATGGCTGTACGGTGTTGTCAGCGCGATAATATTCGCGACCCCCCCTCCAGATGTAACTGGCTTCAAGATTGCGGTAACCGGTGACTCGGCAACCTTTCAGTGGGACCCGATTGCCGCAGAGACTGGCATCTCTCACTACGAGATCAGGTACTCGCCTGTTCCGTCGCCGCTGGTGACGTGGCAAACCGCGTCTCTGTTGCGGTCGCCAATTGTCGGACAGCAGGTGCAACTGCCGCCGTTGCGCGGCACGTACCTGATCAAGGCTGTTAGCTTTTCTGGGCTTCGGTCACCCAACCCGACAATCATTGTCAACACGATTGACGGACTGACAAGCTTCAACGCGGTCGAGGATGCAAACGAAGTGGCGCCATTCCCTGGCGTCAAAGACGGAACCTATTTCGACGGCAGCACTCTGCGGCTCGATGTAAGCTCCGACTTTTTCGATCTCGCCGACTTTTTCGACCCGGCCGATTTCTTTCTATCTACGGAGGGGTATCTGCCGTTTGGCTACTACTACTTTGAGGACGTCATCGACCTTGGTGACACCTACACCTCTCGCGTCTCGTCGGCGATCAATGCTTCCGGTGAGTGGTCTAGTGACGACTTCTTTTCACTTGAAGACGCATTCGGTCGGGCCGACTTCTTTGGTGATGTCGGCAGTCTTTGGAATACTCTTCTAGAGATGTCGATCACAGATGACGATCCGTCCGGATCGCCGACATGGTCGAATTGGACCCCATTCGTGACCGGAGACATAGCCGCCAGAGGGTATAGGTTCCGCGCAAGGCTTGAGACCTTGCAGGATGACCTAACGCCGATCGTGACCTCCATGGGCGTCTCGATCGACATGCCTGACAGAGTCGCGGCCGGCAATGACATCGCCGTTCCGCCTGGCGGGCTGACCGTGTCGTTTGATCCTGCCTACAAGCACCTGCAGGGCGTCTCGATCGCCGCGCAGGGCCTCGCGACTGGCGATTATTACCTGATCACGGCTAAAAACGAGGCCGGATTCCACATGGAGTTCAAGAACGCGGCCGGGACATCAATATCCCGAACGTTCGATTACGTTGCAAAAGGATACGGAGCCATTCAATGAGCCAAGCAACTAACTGGAGCGTGCCGCTCATAGGTCCAGCAACGCCGACGGCAATGGCCGGCAGGATGGACGAAAGCCTGGATGCGCTTCTGAGTTCGCATTCAGGATCCGTTCGCCCTGCCTATGCAGTCGCCGGCACCGAATGGGTATCGACAGCGACTGCGGGGATTATGGAATTCTACGTGTTTGATGGGGCAAGTGATCGCCTCATCAAGACGATCGATACCGCTACGGGTGCCATCAGGTACAACCACAGTACGGAGTACCTCACTAAGAGCGGCAACTACACCGCCGTAGCTGCCGACGCAGGTACGACGATCCGGTTCACCGCCGCCGCGACACTCTCGCTTGCGACGGCGGCGACACTTGGTAGTGGTTACCCGTTGGACATTATGGCGTATGGCGGCCCCGTCACGATCGACCCAAACGGTTCGGAAACGATCAACGGACTTGCCACGCTCGTTGTCCCCCTCGGGGCGTCCGCGAAAATCATCTGCGATGGATCGAATTTCTTCACCGTCATAAAGCCGTTTAGCTGGGAATCGATCGGCCATTACACACTGTCTGCCGCCGGCTCTCTCGGCGTTACAGACCTGGGCTCTTATAGGATGCTGCGGGTAGTAGGTTCGCTCGTTCCATCTGCGGCGTCGGCAGGTATGTTCATCAGGTCCAGCACCAACAATGGCTTATCCTATGATTCGGGAGCCGGTGATTACACCATCCAAACACTGGTTGGCTCAGCTGGGTCGGTTGCTGCCTCCAGTATCACAGATACAGCTTTAGCGATCACGAGGCAGACGCTACTCGCTGTGTCATTCGAAACAATTCTTTTCAATTTCAACGCATCCGGCAACAATATGCACGCGACATCAAGGGTTTATACAAATGTCTCCCCCTCCGGCGTCACGTCGGAAAACAACGGCGGCCAGAGATCATCCGGCACTGCTAGAAACGCCCTTCAGATCACCCCCGGCAGTTCCGTCACGCTAGCCGGTTTTGTTACTGTTGATGGCATTAGAGGATGACCATGTTCAAAAACATAAATGGCGTTGAAATCGAGATGACCGTGGCAGAAGAGGCTGAATTCCTCGCCTCGGTCGCGGCCCTCAGCCAGCCGCAGGTGGCCGACTACCAAACTGCCATCCAGGGCACGATTGATGGAACAGCCCGTTCAAAACTCTTCAATGATGGCGTGACAATGGCCTCCTACATCGCATCCACCGTCGAACCTTGGGCCGCGCAAGCACTGGCTTTCGTCGCATGGCGAGATGATGTTTGGCAGTACGCCTATTCTGAACTCTCCAAGGTGCAGGCGGGGAAACGTGAAAAGCCCACTGTGGCCGAGTTTCTGCTGGAGCTTCCTGAAATAGTCTGGCCGTAACGGCTAGTTGAGCATCGGCAAGAGTACTTCTTTTGGCACGGTCGCTAGCACCATCAGAATTCCAAGGCCTATCTGGCCTATGCGAGCACTGCCAGCAAACAATCCGAATGACCCGATAGCAAGAATGACCAGCTTCGGCTGGTTGAGTTCATAGTTGCTCGCGTAGATGAGGACCGTGGCTAGAAACGCGTAACCTACGCTTCTCATGAGCCGCAGGAAGTACTCGCTGCCAAACGCCAGCAGGGCGTCTAGGTGGTCGTCTCCGATCGGTTCGTCTGTATTGTTCGCCAGAGTGGTCATCGGCATCTCCTATGATCACTCGACGTATAGGACACCTTTTTCATCTCTGCAATCTCACGGTGATTAATTCCGAGATCGGAGACTTAAATGCTCGTCTCATAGTTGGGGCGAGTGCTTTAACCAATTTTATTTCGCTTTAGCGTCTTTTCCCTATTCCCCGCAATCTGGAGACATCCATGAACCGATCGCAATTCTTTGCGGCTGTCCGAACCTCTGTGTTCGGCGGATCGCTGGCCCAGTCTCAGGTCGCCGGCATCGAAGCTATCCTTGATGGGTGTGCAACCGAGCAAGTCGCAGATCAGCGCCACGTCGCCTACATCCTCGCCACGCCGATGATCGAGACGGGCGGTACATATCTGCCGATCGTTGAAAACCTGAACTACAGCGCTCAGGGCCTCGTCAGGACGTTCGGCAAATACTTCTCCAATAAAGACGCGGCAGCCTATGCCAAGCAGCCCCAGCGCATCGCCAACCGCGCCTATGCCAACCGCATGGGGAACGGGGATGAGGCTTCAGGCGATGGGTGGAGATTCCGTGGCCGCGGCTTATGCCAGATTACAGGCCACGACAACTATGCCAAGTTCGCGCGGTTGCTTGGGGTCGATCTCGTCGGCAATCCGGATCTCGCGCTGCATCCTGACATCGCCGGCAAGATCATTGTCGTCGGCATGCGAGATGGCCTGTTCACCGGGAAGGCGCTGCGCGACTTTTTCACCAGCGGTTCATCGGATTGGGTGAACGCTCGCAAGATTATCAATAGCCTCGATCGTGCTGCCGATATCGCTCGGTATGGCAAGCTCTTCGACGCCGCCCTGCAGGATGCCGCCTGATGTCTCGCCGGGCAGAAGCCAAGCCCAGCGGCGAACCAGGCTGGCAGTGGCGGAAGGCAGCGATCTTCCCGAACCTCATCATCTCATTCTGGTTCATCTACGTGCTGATCGGTTCTCAGGATACGCGGGTAAACGAGACGATCGCATGGGGCCTGATCGTGAACATCATCGCGTCGGTGTTCTTTTACACCGGCTTTGCGACCGCCCAGGATATCGCGGCGATCTTCGCGACCCGAACTGGGCTTCCCTACGCCACGCCACCGGTAGCTGTCGATGGCGAGCCGATTGGACCGGAGCCGTATGCTCCGCCGGCCGAACCCTATGACGTCCGCGATCAAGGAGTGCGCTGATGAGTGCTGTTCTCGCCGCCATAGCGCGCCTTATCGGGATCGGCGGTGTGCTCTTCGTTGGGCTGCTGCTCTACGAGGAAGGCATTCCCGGTGCTGCCCGCATCCGAATCCCGGACGCCGTGCCGCTGGTCGGCGGCTTCGGGCTCGTCGACGTGCCTGTCATCGGCGATCTCACGGCCGGCCGGGTGAAGACCTACGCGGCCGAACAGGTGAAGATCGCGACGGCCGCGGCAAAGGCGGTCTGCGACGGAAAGCTGGAAAAGATGGTTTCCGGCTACGAGCTGGCAGCGGCGAAGGCCGAAATCGCCGAGTTGGAGCGCCAGCGCAACGCGGCGGCACAGGTGCTCGAGGATTACCGGAAGCGGGCGCGGGCCGACCAGCAATCACTACAGGTGGCACATGAAAAGCTTGAGCGTGCGATCGCCGAGGATGTTGGCGACGATGGCGGCCGTTGGACTGATGTTGACCAGCGCTGGATGCAAGACCACAGAGGAAGAAAGGCAAGCCCGGGCCGATAAGGCCGCCGCGGCCGTCGGCCGGCTGGCCGTGCGTCCGCAGAAGCCGGAACTGCCGGCTGAATGCCGCACCGAGATGGGCCGGGCCTATCCGCAGGTCAACGAGAAATACAGAGCGACCCAGTTGCGCTGGGAATACCTCGCCGATGTCGAGGATGCCGTGAAGCAGCGCTGCGCGGCCTTTTACGACGCGAGCTGATCGGGCCGCGCGGGCGATATCGCCACAACTGAAATCCAAATCGAAACCAGGAGACTGAAGCATGGCTATCACCGGTGCTCATGTGCAATGCGGCTACGTCAAGGATGTCCGCGGGGCCAAATTGTTCTTCCCGATCTGGTCGGAGACGATCGCGCTTGCATCGAGCACGACGCAGGTCGCGCCGACGCTTGCGGCGCCTGAAGATGCGGCTTCGCTGGTGTTTCGTGTCCGTGCGCCCGCCAGCGGCGAAATGTTCTCGGCGGCCGGGCTGGCTCCAGATGCCAGCGTGGCGATCGGATCTGCGCAGAATACCGCGAGATCGCATCACGTGGCGAGCGAGGAAAAGGACATCCCAGCCCAGGCCGGCTGGAAGTGCAATGTGGTGAGCGCCTAACATGGCCGGCGTTGCGACGAGACTTGCCAATATTCGCGGGCTGGCGAAGACGGTCAACAAGACCGTCGATCGCCGACCATTTTCGCGCAGCGGAGGCGGCGGCACGCCGTCGCTGCCAAATTTCACATTCCAATCAGAGACAACCGCCCTGGAAGCCGCTCGCGCAGGCCAGGGCGTCACCATGTCGCGCCGCCAGAAGTACCACTATGACAGGCTCGTCCGCATCATCAAGGATGCGGGGGCCTCCATGTCCGACGCTTTGTCCCTGTACTCCGCCTCGTTCGCGACCACGGAACCAACGTCTCGGCTCAATCTATTCCACCCAGGCACCAATGACCTGACACTTACGGGGGCGGGCACGCCCACCTTTACGGCCAATGATCGGTGGGGCGGCTGGTCGAGTACCGCGAAGTACAATACCGGGATAGGGCTTCAGACCTTCACCCAGGGCGAATTCACCATCTTTTATTATTCCAGGACCGTCGCTGGCGCGTCAGGTGGTGATTTCGGCGCTCAAACGGCTTCTGGCGACGGCATCGCGGCGAATGTCCGTGATGCCAGCAACAAGTTCAATGGCCGGTTTCAGAGCGCCAATTACGCATCCACCTCAACAGCTTTCCTCGGCCAGGGAATGCACTGCATTACGTCCGACTCCATAGACACGTTCGGTTTCTCGCGCGAGACGCCCTCGGTCACCTACGTTGCCCCATCGACCAACCCCACAATCCACCTCGGTGGCATCAATGGTGGCGCCGTGTCGTCGCATGACTGCGGCCTCTTCGCCATCTTCAAGGTCAAACTCACGCCGGCGCAGCGGATACGCATCAGCGCGGCCCTCTTGGATTTCTACGAGAAGGGCCGCTTCGGCTTCATGGATGTCTATGAGGCAGGCTACGCGCCTCAGTACCTCTCGTACGACGTGGTTGTCTACGGTGGTAGCTGGACCGCAGTCTGTGCAGCCTATGCCGCCAAGCAGGCAGGCAAGACGGTTTGCATCGTGTGCGACGACTTCGTGAAGACGGACTGGGGTGTCGCCGGTATGCCGACGCAGGGCCTCGCCTACATGGACTGCTACGCCTTCACTGCGTGTAAGGGTCTATGGAGGGACCTCACCTCCTGGGCCAACACAGCCATCTATGGGCGAGCCGACGCGAACAACCAAGCGACCAACTCCCTGGAGAGCCGTGTGTTCCAACAGGGCGTCCGCCGCATGCTGGACCCCACGAAGACCAACGGTGCGCTCATCCTCGGGCAGGACATCCCCGTCTACTTCTCGACTGGCATCGCCCAGATCAAGACCAACGTGGCTGGCGACGTGGATCAGGTCCTGGTCACCAATGACGGCAGAGAGTTCACCGGCTCTATCTTCATCGGGGCAGACTACGATGGTGAATATGTCTACAAGTCTGGCCTCCCGTACATCATTGGGTCCGAAGCTTCTGGCGCCGGCTCCGAGCAGTACAACGGCTACCTGGGAGCAACCCAGATACTCAAGCCGTACACCACCTACGACATCGACCCTTACATCGTGGCGGGCAACCCAGCATCGGGCCTCCTGCCTGATATCCAGGGCACTCTGCCCCTCCCAGGGCTGACCCTGAACGGCCCTGACCCGTCGCTGGAGTCGATGAACTTCCGCTGGGCAATGACGACCATCGAGACCCGTAAGGCCTACCTCTCGCAGTTCGATCCGGGCCGCAACAGGAATGCCTTGAGGTACGAGACCTGTGCTCGCCTCTACGTCCAGAAGACGGATGTTACCATCTCCGACCCGTCCAACACCCAGACCATCCTTCAGTTCGTGGTCGGCCCGACGGCTGGCATCGTGGACGTGAACAATGGCTCCGGGGGTCTCTCGACGGACCTTGGTAGCAGCGGCTACAACTACGCCCACGCGGCTGACCGCGCAGGCCAGCATGCGGTGGCCGACGACATCAGGGACTACCAGCTTGGTTGGTGGGATTGGCACTCCTACTCGGGAGACAGCCGCATCCCCTCGACGCTGGTCACTCAGTTCCGAGCCCTCCAGCCGGATGCCGCAAGCTTCCTGGATGCTGGACCGGGAGAGCTGCTGTTCGTGCCCTCCAGGCCGTACCAGCGTGACCCCGTGTGGCAGTTGAAGAATGACGGCTACGTGTCCAGTGGTTCCGACTACGCTCGCACGGATGGCACCGCACCAAGGTCCCTCAAGACCGTGGCGGTTACCTCCTACGACAGCGATAGGCACCGCCCCTGGAAGGTCGTCTCTGGCGGCCTGCTCTACAGCCAAGGGGGTGTCCCCGAGGTCGTAGCTGGTGTTGACAAGATGGCACCTATCCCTCTGGAAGCTATCGTGCCAGACAAGGCGCGTAAGAAGAATGTGATCATCCCCTGGGCATCGTCCAGCACGAAGATTGCATGGTTCATGGAGCGGCTGGAGCTTACGGGTGGCCTCAAGGGAGAGGCGGCTGGCGTCATCGCCGCCGCTGCCATTGACGCTGCTGTTGCCGTTCAGGACGTGGACTACGATAACGTCATCAGGCCCAACCTGTCGGCCCGGGATGTCAACCATCCCTACCTGCCGCAGGTGGCTTAACCTGACGAAAGTGATTGAGTGTAAATTCAAGGGCACGGTGGTCGCCGGTTCGAATCCGGCTCGTCTTAGGACGGTAGCGCAGTCTGGTAGCGCAACGTGGCGGGGGAGGTCAGGGGTTCGAATCCCTTCCTTTCGAGGTAGCTCAGGCCGGTCAGAGCACCCCCGTTTAATTTTCAGGGCGACACATGGCGAGAAAAGATATCTCCGACTTCGATGTGATCAATGCGATCAAGGAGCGCCAGAATGGCGCGAATGGCAATAATATTGAGGTCTTAGCGCGAATGACAGGCCAGCCGCTCAAGGTGGCTGAGCGGGCGATAGAACGTGCTGAGCGCCGAAACCTGATCGAGGTGGGGACGAGTATCCGCTACGCATGGCCACTCCCTGAGGGGGAGCGGCTATACCAAGCGAACGGCGGCAAGATTCCGCCAAGGCCTTACACGGAAATCTGAGAGGTGGATGACGACAATGAAGGCAATTGGACGCCCGTGACTGAGAGCGATCGATTGTCGACGCGAACAATTTCCCAAGCCAGCTACGTCGAAGACAGGGTGGTTCGCAAGACCGTTCCGTGCATCGACTTTAGTGGCCCCGACATCCTGCAACTGCGGGAAGACGGATCGCGGACAGTGATCGGCCACACGGTATTGCGTGCCGGCGTTGGCGGCCAACGAGAAGAGAATGTCATCTACTGAAGCAGGGCGACTGAGGGTGGAAGAAGTCGGTATCATAAAACTTTTTACCGAGTACGCCTTCACGCAAGGCGTGCTCGGCTTCACGACAGTGCTTTTCCTCGCCCTGTTTCTTCTTTCCCAATATGGGCGGGGAAAAGACCGGAAGCGGTATGACAGCGATGTCGCCCAAATGCGGAAAGAATTTGAGGCGCTGACGGAAAAGCGCCTGGCTGAATATCAGAAGGTGATCGACGTGATCACCGATCTCACGGCAACGCAGAAGCTGCAATTTGCCGTACAGGCAAACGTCTTGCAGGCAAAGGAGAGGGCATGAGGCTGCTCCCGTTCTTCAGGCGCCGCAGCGATCAGAGGGTGCGCCCGCTGCTTTCGGAAGACAAGCGCCAGCAGCTGATCGAGGCGGAAGGCAGGCTGACCGAAGTCTTGGCGGACCATGCCGTGAAAATGGACTGGGCGCGGCGCATCGCCCTGGACACCCTTGAAAAGCTCGATGAAAGGCATGCCAAATGAAGCGACTGCGCCGGAGCCTGATCGCCTATCTCTTCCTCGCCGTGACACTGTTGACCTGGCTCTCCGCTTCGCTCTTCTCCTGGTACGAATTTCAGGAGATCGCCTCGGCGCTGGTCATGGGTTCCTGTCTGGTCGCCCTGCCGCAATGGTTCAAGCCGGCGGCGCGATCGCTGCGCGACGGGCAGGATTATGCCGACTTCTTCGCTTTCAGCATCTTCTCCATCCTGTTTTTCATCTCGGTGCAGCGGGTCTGGGGCAATATCCTGCGGTGGACCGGCCGGCCGGACTATCTCGTCTATTCGCCGGTGACCGGCGTCATCATGATCATGGGGGCGTTTTCCGTGTTCCTGATGATCCTGGCACGCGGTACCGAGGGAGGGCAGGTGCCGCGGGAAAACATTCGGCGCGCGATCGTCGCCTTCATTCTCTCCGGCGCGATCGCGGCGCTGACGCTCTATCTGTTCTCGGATCAACTCGACGAGGTCGGCCGTTCCGGCAAAACGTCATGGTTGCCGCGTTTGGAATTCGTTGTCTCAACCAGCCCGATCGCCAACTGACCTATGCGGCATTCCACGCCGAGGTGGCCCGCCAGGCCTGATGTTCGCATTGGCTGACGCCTTCGCGAAAAAACGGCGCCGTCTTCACGGTGACTTTCTTCTTGCATTTCGGGCAGGATATGACCGAGGTCGGACCATAGGCGGCGTCTGGCTCGACACCGTGGCATCGGTTGAGGTGCGGCGTGGCGTCGTCAATCATCTTGGGATCTTCTGGGCCGCGAACTTGCAGCGCCCGCGGCGTTTGCATTCCGTGCACTTCAATTGCCTTTCCAGGTCGTGCAGTCGCGCGTCCTTGCCGTATCGCCTGATCAGTGGCCGGCGGTCCATGACGATGCCCCTGGGGCAATCGGGGCACGCCGCAATCAGCGCATACCAGCTGGGGATATCGTCCAGCGTCGTGGTCGGCCCGGGTCGTTCAAGAGCTGGTTGCCTGCGCGCCATAACTATACCGGCCAAAGCCCCTCGTCGTCATCCTTCGCCCATGTGTCGGATCTCCTCGAGCTGCTCTCCATCAGTCGTTCGCGATCGCGATCGAACCCCCTTGATCTCCGCATCACCCTGGCGCCGTCCCGAAGAATGAGAACGTCGTTCTTCGAATGGTAATGCCGCAGCTCCTCGAACGCGACATTCGCCACCACCACGTTGTTAATTCCGCCGATGTGGTCGACGAGCTTTCCCGCCTTGTCGACGATGTCGATGGCATGGACAAAATAGTCGCCTTGGAAATTGGGCCTTCGGTAAATCATGCGGATCCTCGTTAGAGATTTCGACCGCCGCATGTCGATGGTTATGTCGCTCCGCCCGAAGCGAGTTGCTAATATGTTCTTGTCGTGGGCCGAGTCAATAACCCATCTTGGTCAATTTAAGATGTTGCTGCTGAACTGCCGGCATGACAAAGCCGCCCCGCAAGTCTTCGAAACCGCTGCTGCGTGAAACAGATACTCCTATCCGCAGCGCGCCTCGCCGCCGGCGCGACCCCTCCCAACCAAGCCTTCCCCTTGACCCTATGCCTGCGCGCATCGAGCCGTGCCTTGCGCTGCTCAAAGCGAGGCCGCCGAAGGGCGACGGCTGGGTCTATGAAATCAAATGGGACGGTACCGGCTGGCGGTGCACATCGAGCCCGCCGGCGTGCGCATCCTGACGCGCGGCGGCCATGACTGGACGCATCGCTTTCCGGAGATCGAGCAGGCAGCCAAAAGCCTTCCCGTCGCCACGGCGATCCTCGACGGCGAGGCGGTCGTTCTCGACGAACTGGGCCGGTCGGACTTCGGGCTGTTGCAGCAAAGCCTCGGCGGTCGCGGCGGCAAGAAGACCTCCCACGAATCCATCCTGATGGCCTTTGACCTTCTCTATTTCGATGGACATGATCTGACGCGCATGGACCTGAGCGAGCGCCGGCACATCCTCGAGGATCTCCTCGACGATGCTGCCGGCGCCGTCCGTTTGTCGGAAGAGATCGAAGCCGACGGCGACCAGCTGCTGGCAAGCGCCTGCGCTCACGGCCTCGAAGGCCTCATCGCCAAGCGCAGAGATGCGCCTTATCGATCCGGCCGGATTGGCGACTGGCTGAAAATCAAATGCATCCAAAGCGACAGTTTCTTCATCGTCGGCTACGAGATATCGATGGCGGCGCGCGGCCATATTGGCGCACTGCTGCTCGCCGCTCGTAGGGGTGACGACCTGGTCTATGTCGGCTCGGTCGGGACGGGCTTCAAGGACAGCGTCGCCTGGAAGCTGCGTGGAATGATGGACAGGATCAAGCGAAAGACGCCGCCGATCCAGTATGCTGGTCGACGGAATGATGTCGTCTGGTTGCGGCCGACGCTGATCGCCGAGATCGAATATCGAGCCTGGACCGACGACCGCAAGCTACGCCATTCGTCCTTCAAGGGGCTTCGCCAGGTGCAGGACAATGCGGCGGTTTATCAGCTGGGATAGGCGGACCGGCGGACCGTTTGCGGACCGTTTCATTGGACAGAATAGGAACAGGCGGGAACATATGGAAATCGCCTGTCCCGGATTCATTGGGCTTTCCCGAAGCATCCTCCGTTCGGGACGTGGGGGTCTAGTGCTGCAGCTCAGGCATGCAGGATCCGCTCAAGCGGCTATGAGCACGATGGCGGCCATGAAAGAGCCGAAAGCGAATACGCCTACCGAGCCAAAGATAAGTGCGTTCCCAATGTCGATGACCGGGTTCAGGTGCCGTCCCAGGTAGCGCCCAATCGCATATAGCTTCGAATGGTTTGTGTTTCCCAACAGCGCTCCCCTTACCGTGGCTTGCACCTCGACGGCCCTTAAAAACATTATGCCGTGACCGGTAGCCAGCATTACAAGGCTGAGCACGCTGAACAATATCGTGCACTTTGCTGCAATCGTCGCCCCATGCGTGGGAGACGAGATCTGGCCCGACAGTACCGCCAAACTTGCCAGAATTGCTGCTCCGTTCAAAAGAACCATGCTTTTCAGCACCTCAATTGAAAGCGACAGCATGCCTTTCTCGGTGTTCGCGCACCAATCACTCCACATTTTCTTGACGTCATCGACATGAGCTCGCCGGTTCCTAACGAAATCGACATTCGCATCATGGATGGCTTTCGCCCGCAGCCAATCGGCCTGCCAATTATGGTCAGGTGCAAACTCTCGTTTCTCAAAGATTTTCTCTCGGTAGACCTCGATATAATGCTCGAGATCTGAAAGCCGAGTTTCAGATGCCCAGCCCTTCTTCCAGCTCGCGAGTATTTGCCCCCACTCTCGCTCTACGTGAGCGGCGATACTCATGTTCATAGGTGGGAGGGGAATGATCTCATCTGCCATTAGAAGTACCCCTGATGATCGTGGTGGCACGGACTATGGCTTATTTGTTCTAGTAGTGGATGATTACTCGAACATATCCACAGGTAGTTTCTCGCATGCGGCGGCAGCGCTGGTTGCTCCAAACAGCGCTACGAAAGTGCTACGCAATCACGCATAATATTTGATTTTGTTCGTTAAAATTGGCCGATCCGTCCAGTCGATCAT